CCAGATCGGCCGGGAAAATCATCTTCGGGTCGCCGGCAATTTCCCGTGTCGTTTCCTCCCAGATGATCTTGTCCACGAAGTCACCGAGGCAATTCTGCAAAATCCGGCCGGTTCTGCCGCCTCGAAACAGCAGCGATTTCAGTATGTATTCGCGCTTTTCTGGATGATCGGCGAATAGCTTGCCCACTCGTTCCGGCTGCTTCACCCAAAGGTTCTGAAGAAATGCCACGATTTTCATTCGTCCTTCCATTCGTCATCCGTCATTCCTTCCGCCTACATCTTCCACCCGCCAATCCGTGCAATCTCAAACTTATAAAACCGCGCCTTCACCCGTCCCTTGGGCCGGTACACCTTCAGCCGTCTGTTGCTGATCTCCTCGCGCAGCTCATGATCGCTGTACCCCGTCCAATCCATGAACTCCTGCCGGCTCACCAGCGCCGGCAGCTTCTCAAACGCCTCCTGCGTGCACTTCGTCACCCGCAGCCGGTTCCGCGCCAGCGCCCCGTCCAGCCGCCGCGTAATCTCCTCCAGCACCGGACACGCCCGCCCAGCCGCCGCCATCATCGTCTCGCTCATAGCAATTCCTTTTGTTCCTGGGCCGGCCACGGATTCTTATCCAGCCACCAATCCTCGATCTCCACCTCCGTCAACCGCGGCTTTCCCGCTTCCGGCGCAAACTTCAGCGTCCGCCTGCACACGCTCCTCGGCACCCACAGCCGGCCCTTGCCCGGCTTCTCAAACTGCCTCGCCCGTTCCGTCTCCCGCACCAGGTATAATTTCAGCGTCATAGCCTAGTTGACCCTTTGCAGTATGTTAGCTGCGCCGTATAGCAGTTCGCTCATCTGCCGGTTCGTCGGGCCGCCGTCAGGTGTGAGGATGACGAGCGCACCACTTTTGTGATCGTGTCCCACCGCTACCAGCACCATGGGCATCGCGTGCTCCTCTGTGCACAGCATGGCCCACGATCCTAACCGCTCCACTGCAATCTTTTGGACTTCATCCGTTGTCATATCTCAGCCTTTCCATTCGTCATTCGTCATTCGTCATTTAGTACCCTCTCCCCCCTCCCGAGCTGCGCATCTCATTCGACTCGTAATACTGCAGGTCCGCCAGCGCCATCCCCCGCACCAGGTCCGCAAAATCCTTCGAGCCCGCCTTCTCCCCGCCCAGCCCCGTGAAATTGCTGAACATCCAGCGCACCTGCAGGCAATCCTCGCACACATACAGCTTCGGCGCGTTCACCGGGCTCAGCGGTTTGTCCCGGTCCCAAAACAGCAGCGCATTCACCGCCGTGTACCCGGCCTCCATGCGTTTGCCCTGCCACCCGTTAAAAATCATCGGCTCCGCCAGCTCCGCAAACTGCCGGTACAAATCCGTCCCCCCCTGCTCCTCGATATGCGGGTTGCTCGCCGCCCGCGGATCAATATACCGGTCAAAAATCGCTTCGGGGAGGACACCCGCCCCGGGTGTCACCGTGGCCGCCCCGGCCGCGGTTTTCGTTACGCCGGCCGCCGCGGTTTTCGTAACGGGGCCATCCGCCACACAATTACAATTCGGATCCTCCAGCCTCCGCCACGTCTCCGCCAACTGCTGCGTCCCAAACCCCAGCGTCCGCTGCGCCGGCCCCCGGCTCCCATCCGGCTGCTTGGGATCCTCGCTGGGCACCGCCCATTCCCCGTACGTCTGTTCATCCGGCCAATCCCGGTACACGTAATGCCAGCCCCGCTCATCCACCCCCACCCAGATCGTCGCCCAATTCCGCGACGCATCCCCCGGATCCGTCAGCATATACCGCGTCATCCGCGCCGGCAGGTTCGCCCGCTTGATCACATTCCACTCCCCGTAAATCGGAAACGCCTTGTGCCTCGTATCCCGCGCGTACCCGTACGCATTCTCCATCACCACGTCGCTCGTCTTGCCCGCGCAAAAAGCCTTCACATTCGCGTAATTCTCCCCAAACGGATTAAACTCGCTGAAAAAGTAAATCGCGCCCCAATCCGTCCGCTCGCACCGTTGCCGGTACGGCATGTGGCCCCGCGGCAGCAGCGGCAGGTTCACCCGGTCCGGCAGCAACTCCGCCGGCCGGCTCTCCAGCGTCACCGCCGTCCCCAGCACCTGCTTGATCGCCGTCGTAATCCCCTCCGTCGTCGAAAACGTCCACAACCCCCGCGCGTTATTCGTCGAACTGCGCAGCTCGCACGTCTCCAGCCAGGGAAATGGCATATCCTCATCCGCCCACCAACCCAGGCTCTCCACCTCGCCCGCCGTCCCCACCACCAGCTCCTGCATCCGCCGCTCCGTTTCCGTCAGCGGCATCCCCTGCTTCCATGCGCTCCCAATCGTCCACCCCTGGTACTGCTTCACCTCCATCTCGTACGTCAAAAAATACAACTTCGTCCGGTTCGGCAGCACCAGGATCCCGTCCGCAAACCCGTTCTTCTCCGAATAATTCACATTAAACACCTTCCGCCGGTCCTGCTTCCCGTTGAGCGCCTTGATCTCCGGCGGCAGATACTTCCAGATCAACGTCTGCTGCGCCGCCACGCTCGTCTTGGCATTGCCCTGAAACGCCCACACCGTCCCCCGCGGATACTTCAGCGCCGACTGCACCAGCCGCTTCGCCGCCCGTTCCGACTTCCCCGCCCGTTTTCCCCCTGCGATGTACAAAAACTTGAACTCCCGCGCCAACCCATCCGCATCCCTCCAGCACGGCAGCTCAAACCCATACCGCAGCGGGTCCGCCCCATCGGTGTCTCCCGCCAGGAAGATCCGCTCCTCCCGTTCCGCGAACAACTGCGCCACCGTCGCCGCCCCCTCCGGCCGTCGCAGCACCGTCAGCAGTTCCGCGTCCGTGAACCACGGCAACATCGGGTGTGCCGTCGGCCGCCACTCCGCCCGTGCCGCCGCCAGCACCTCCGCCCCCGCCCCCGCCCCCGCCGGGAGGACAGGCGCCCCGCCTGTCACCGCGGACGCCCCGTCCGCGGTGTCCGTAACGCCCGCCGCCCTCTCCCGTCCAATCATCTGGACTGTCCCGTTCATATCGGTCCTCTACGTCCCATCCGTCCCCGCCGCGCGTCGCATCTCCTCAAACAGCCGGTGCGCCGCCTCCTCCGTCGGTCGCGTCCTTTTCCATTCCCCACTCTGCACTCTGCACTCTCCACTCTGCACTTCCGGTATCCACAACGCCGTTGGTTTATGGCATCTCGGGCACCGTGCCGGCGCTTCCAATTCCTCCGGCAAATTCACGGGCTTCTCGCACCGCTCGCACCACCACCCGCTGAACCCCGCCGGCACGCTCAGCGTATCCCTGCTATGGTGGATCTCGCGCATGGTCACATCCCGTACGACCGTTCCTGGGGAGCACGGGCGCCCCGCCCGTCGTTTCCGGCGCCCTCGCCGGAAACCTTGGCCATCGCCCCCTCCAGAAACGTCAGATTCGCCAGCAACTGTCCCGCCGTCCGTCGCGCCTGGTGGAGTCGTTCCGTGTCCAGCTTTTCCGCCAGCACATGCGCCAGGTACTCCGCATTCGTGCGCGCGTGTTCCACCATCCGTCGTTCACCCGTCGTCAGGTTCATAATATTGTCCTACCGTTTCGCCGCCCGGATCTTCGCCCACCGCGCCCTGGCCGCCGCCGCGATCCGCGCCAGCGCCGCCGCCGACATCAGCCGCTTGCCCTTCCCAACCGCCCTGGCGATCTGCTTCATCCTGGATCTCGGCTTCACGTTTAGCATCTCCTTCTGTTTCGGCTCGCCCTTCGCCAGCGGCAACGCCGGCGCCGCCTTTTGTTCCCCGGCCACCAGATCCACGCCCAGCTTCAGCCACAGGGCCAGCGTCTCCTTGTCCCACTCGCCCGTGTCGTAGTCGGTCACGCTGCGGAACGCATCGCCCAGGTGCGACGCCACCACGCGCGCCCGGTTTCCCCTCGCGCGCTTCACCAGGCGATCCGCAAAGCCCCAATCGCGGCGGATCTTCCCGGCCAGCAGCTCCCAGGCCTGCGCGTCCCTCAGTCCCTCGATGCCCGCGACCAGCTTCTCCATCAGTCCCTCGCACAGCTTTTGCCGGCCTTCGCGCCGCGCCGCGCGCTCCTTTTCTTTGGCCTTGCGCCGGGTCTTCTCCCCCGCCGTCTCCGTGGCCGTGCCCCGGTTGCTCCGCTCATACAGCTTCACCCCGTTGGCCTTCAGCGCCGGTTCCACCTCCTCCTTCTTGTAATAGCGCTTCAGCCCCTCCGGCGTGGCCACCAGCACCGGTTCCGGCTTGTGCCGGCCCATCAGTTCCTCAAACGTCCCGTGCCGGCCCTGCGCGTACTCGTACTTGTCGCCCGGCAGATAATCCTTGCTCACCTTGCGGAACTCGCCCGTCGTCAGCACCGTCTTGCCCTTTCCCTTCAAGTCCGCCGCCCGGGTCAGCCAGTACTCCTTGCACTTGGCCGCAAAGCAATTCGGTTGCGTACAGACGTTTGGACGGCTCTTAAGCTCCGGCCATTCCGCCAGCATGTTCCCCGTCCGGTTCGGGCACGCGGTGCACGGCCCGGCGTGGTACCAATCCGTCTTGGCCTGCGCGTGGGCCGGATAAGCCACGTCCACGTCAAACGGTGCCTCACTCAGCGGTTTCACGTACTCGTCATCCATCAATTGCTGCACATCGCGCACCGAGTACGGAAATTCATAGCGCGATTCATCCGTGATCTCTTCCAGCAATTTCTCCTGCTGCGTCCTCAGCGGCAGCTTGGCCACCTCGCCCGCCACGCTCGTCGAGATCTTCCCCGCCAGCAACGCCGCGCGCACCGGCTCATGCAGCCGGGTCAGCTTCAGCCGCTCGTAAATGGACGCCCGCGACATCCCCAATTCCTTCGCCAGGTCCTCCGGGCTGAAATCTGAAATTTCCAATTTGCGATTGGCGATCTGCTCCTTGAGCCCCTGCGCCTCCTCCAGCGCCGTCAAATTCTCGCGCTGGTGGTTCTCGACGAACTGAAACGCAAACCGCTGTTTCGCCGTCAGCCCCCGGTACACCAGTGCCGGCACCTCTTTGAGCCCCGCGATCCCCGCCGCCCACCACCGCCGTTCCCCGCACACGATCTGGTACTGGTCGGATTGCTCCGCCAGACAAAATTCGCGGCACTCCTTTTCCGTCCCGTGCTTCACCACGCCCCCGCTTATGATGTTGATCGTTTGCCACTCTTTGTGATACAGCTTCGGTTCCACCACCTTCAGCGTGGCCGGCACGTGTTCCAGTATCAGCGGCTGCAAAATCCCCTGTTCCCGGATCGAGTCCGCCAATTCCTTCAACGACTCCTCGCTGAACGTCTTCCTCGGCTGCTCCGGGTCCGGCCGTATCTTGTCATACGCCACCATCGCCGTGGGGAGGACAGCCGCCCCGGCTGTCTTCGTGGCCGCCCCGGCCGCGGTGTTCGTCACTTTCATTTCTATTTTCTTTTTCATGGGTTGAGCTGTTTTGTTAGTTGTGGGTTTGATTACTTATCGAACGGGCACCTGCCCAGGTCCGCCAGAAACGTCCGTTTCAGCGAGCCGACCTTGTCTTCACTTGTCAACACCGGCGGATGCAAAGCCACCACCCACCAGCGCGCCCCCTTCCATTTGCACGGGTTCATCGTTCCATGGAGCGCGCGGCTCGAGCAGATCGTCAGCGGTCCGGCAACCTCCTCCGTCTTGCCCACCACTCCTTTTGTGTCGTGGGTCCCTCCATTAGCCGGCGTCCCGTCCTCGTTGCTCCGCCAGAAGGCCACCGTGAGTCCCGGCTGCTGATACGGTTTCAGGAGCGCCTCGAAATACGCCACGCTATTCTCGCCGTCGCCGTCGACGTCGACGTAGCCGTAGCCGTAGCCGTCGCCGTCGCCGTCGACGTAGCCGTAGCCGTAGCCGTAGCCGTAGCCGTAGCCGTAGCCGTAGCCGTCGCCGTAGCCGTAGCCGTCGCCGTAGCCGTAGCCGTAGCCGTAGCCGTAGCCGTAGCCGTAGCCGTAGCCGTCGCCGTCGCCTTTTAGCTCCAGGGTTCCAGTTTCCATTTGGCCTCCGCTTCGGGTGACACTTCCATGATCGAGGTGACCTTTTGCAAGGTTATCGCCGGCGCCGCCGGACCGATCCGGCAATCCTTTGTTGGCCCGTTGGCCGCCAGGCCCACCACCCCGCGCACGTCGCTGGTCCACTTCACGCACATGCGCGCCTGCTCCAGCCGGATAACTTTCTCCGTCGTCGGCACGCCGTACCCAAAGAACACCCCCCGGTGTTCCGTCGTCACCACCAGCGGCACTTTGGTTGTCGGTGCTGTTTTACTCTCAGACTTCATTTTGTTTGTTCCTTTCATTGGTTGTTTGTTTTTCTTGATTCCCATCTCCTCGTTCGTTGGCAGTTCCAGCGGCGTCGCCTGCTGCTTCGCCGTCGCCACAAATCGCATCGCCGAATAATCCTTGTGCCCCTTGGGCACCCCCGCAAACTGCTGGCTCTCCCACAAGAACCACAGGCCCTTGCTCCCATCCTGCACGTCCCCGTTGCGTTGCGCGTGCATGATGAACCGCCCGTCCGGCTTCAAGTCCAGCGCCCCCAGTCGCTGCGCGAACTCTGCTTCCTCGATCGCCCCCAGCTTCTTCTCCTCCCACAATTCCGCCACCTGCTTGCCCTTCTTGTCATCGCGCTGAACCTCCACGATGTTGTGTGGGTTCCCCAGCAGCTCGTGCGCCCCGCTCGCTGTCCGCTTTCCCCCTGCGTTCCCCTTCTGGCCCTCGCTCTTGTTCTGGTGCAATACCACGTGCCCGTGGATTCCCAGCTCCATGAACAATGACACCAGCGCGATGATGCAGTCCGCCTGCTGCGCGTAGTCGTCCTTGGGAATCCCCAGCCGCATGAAGTTGTCAATCACCACCCACGTGATCCCCAGCCGCCGGCGCGCCCATCGGATGTCATCCAGCAACGTCCGCCAGTTCCCGATCCCCACGTGTACGTAATACCACAGGCTCTTGGCCAGCCACCGGTGCGTCTCCACGGTGTCCAGACGTGCCGACGCCAGGTAATTCGCCCGCGTCACGTCGCTCGCGCAGCGTTTCAGCGTCCGCTTGTCAAAGTAAAGGCCCCCGAACGCCTGCCGGCACAGCTTGTCATTCGTGTCCGTCCAAGGGACCTCAAACGACGCCACCAGCGCCCGCTCCCCCTGGTACATCGCCGCCACCGTCGCAAAATTCAGCAGCGTCGTCTTGCCGCTCTTCTCGATCCCCAGCCACAGCGTCGTCTCCGACGGCCGAAACCGCAACGGGAACTCGAACGGCAGCTCCACCCCCGCGTCCACCGCCCGCTCGAACACCCATTTGAGAAAATCCTCCTCCAGGTCCGTCGCCGCGACGATCTTGTCCGGCGCAAAATCCCGCGCCGTATCCAAGGCCGTCTTCATCGCCTCCCGCGGCGTGTTTTTTTGCAAACACTCATTGGCATCTTTGCAGGGCGCCGGCAACGTCACCAGCCGGCACCGCCGCGGCCCGATCTCCGCGATAATGTCCGCCGCGGCCCGCTGGCCCGCCTCATCCCGGTCCATCTGCACGTACACCATCTCGAAGTCATTCAGCCACTCCCAGGACCGGTCCAGCCACTCCCGGT